GCGGTGGGATAATCGTCTGTCGGTCGCTGGGCGTTAGGCCGGTCGACCAGATCTTGACGTCCATCCAGTAAGTGCCGGCCGACAGACCCTTGATGTTGAACACCACTTTGCCGGTCGTATCGCCGGTGAGGTTTTCCCAGAATGATCCTTGGGTATCGTCACTGTCTATCGGCTCAACCTTGACGGTCAGGCCCAGCGTCTTGCCGGTCATGTCCATCGGTGTCCCGTCCGGTTTAGTGAAGATGATCGGGAGCGGGTAGACATCCCCGGAACACAGCGGCTGTGGAAAGATGTTCAGCATAAGCGCCTCAAGAGGATTTAAACGCAGCGGCTACTGTGGCGTAGCCTGTGCCAGCCAGCGTAAAAGTCGGGGTATAAGTTCCGGCAGTTGCTGCGATCAGGGTTTCAAAGCCATTGCCGGAAGTGGTGAAATTAGTAAAAGCCCAGCCGCTCGTACCGGAATTGACGTTTGTGGTAGGCACACAAAGAGCAACCAGTAAATCGTTGGCTACCGTGGTGACCAGATTCCCCGCAGAAGCACTTGCGGTATTGGCAGTCCCCGACGTGTAAACATCGACTGCACCGGTCAGGTTTTTTACTTCAATGACGGCGATCTCCAGATAGCCTTGGCCAGGGCTGACGGTCACGGTGACGGTGCACGATCCGCCTACGGTATTATGAAAATAATAAATGCCCGCCGAACAGCTGTTGCCCTGTTTTAATGCGCCAGCCGCCGTCCAGTTGCCGTTCAGGTTGTCTGAAACCTGCACAAGCGACCCGGTCGAGCTGTCCCAGCCAACCGTGGCGACTAAGGTGTTGCCAGCAGTAACCGAAACGGTAAAGGCAACTGACATCGTCGTACTACTGGCTGGAGTACAATTCTCTTTTACCCCTTGGATAATGGTTGGTCCGCTGCCCCCACCACCTCCTCCTCCACTGGTTTTTACGATGAAATGAACGCTCATTTCTGAATTCTCACCGAGATGGCCAGATCAGCAGCGGTTGATACAGCCGTGACAGCTAGTTGGATCTTGTCGTTTTGAGCTATCGCGATAGAAAGCGCGACACTCGATATGGTGCTGGTAACCGATAATGCGCTTCCGGCAATCGTAGTCCCGTTTTGCAGCAAGCTGATTGAGGCGGACCCGGATGCGCAGATCGCGTAAAAACCTGTGATCGTGTAGGCACAAGGCGCTGCACAATCGAGGTAGTAATTTTTCACTGTCGGCGCTTCCAGATGAACTGCTATCGAATCCGGTTTCGGCGTGGTATTCGGAGCCGGGAACAGCTTCTGGTTGCCAGCGGCGTCCTGTCCCCAGACAGTCGAGAGCGTCCCTACCGCACCGGCTTGAGCGAGGGTCGAAGCGGTGCTGGCGTTGGTGGCGTTGGTAGCTGTATCAGCCAGGGCGGCGTGATCCACGATCCCGTCGTTATTAGTGTCGTAAATGCTTTTACGCATGTCCCCGCCAGCCAATGGCGCGGAGAGTTTGCCGCTCGTGATGACGATGGTGCTGTTATCAATCGGCACCTGGGCGACTTGCAACAGTGTTGAGGCATCCAGGCCCGCGTAGCCGCTCGGCTGATTTTTATTGGCGATCAGTTCAGCCACCCCGCCTAATTGCGTCGGATAAATATGGCCTGCACTATCCAGACCCGCGTAGCCGCTATTAGCATTCTTGTGGGCAAGGAGCTCCAGCGTTGAAGGATCTGGATAACCCGCAGGTACGCTTGGTGGAGTGGTCCCCGTCTCAACCAAGATCGTGGGAAAAACCAGCGCCGGGACGTTAAGGGTATGAACAATCTCGCCGTCAGTGGTCTGGTAGCGGATTTCGATGGTGCATGGGAGCTGGGTTTTGCCGCTGATCGCGCTAATCATCTGCGAGGTGTTGAAATTCACCTGCATTAGGTAATAAACGTTCCCGTCAGCATCAGTGAGATGGCTGTTGACGGTCTGGTACGCCAGCAGAGTGTCCGTGGCGTCGCCGGTGACGATCATCCCGAACTTGGTAGCGAACCCTGCCCCCAGATCCTGGACGAAGCCGTCTCGTACAAAGTACAACCACCAGTCAATGGTATCCTGGCTTTTGAATTCGTAAGTACCGGCTGGCTGGGTAACAGTGAAGTCCTCAATAGCTTCGTGCGCACTAAGGTCGATAACGATTTTCATGCTGGAACTCCAACTAGTGGGACTCGGATTCGTTTGCGGAACGGCGCGTAGTTATTGGGCATCATCCGATTGAGTAGAAGGTCGATGGTAAGCCCTCCGGTCGATGGGTTTGCACCGGTGCTGGTCAAGTCTCCGGAAGTGGCCGTGAACGTCACGTCGAAAGTAAACCCGGCGGGCGGATAATCGGCTTGGCGAAGCGGGATTCCGGTAAAAGCAGCGGCAGCCGATTTGTCGACTCCGTTCGAGTTGTAAACCCAGAACCAGCTCGGGACCGGCACTTCGCCGTTCTGGGTACCGACAAAATGTTCGCTCAAGAAATCAATAGTCATAGCCAGATTGGTTGCGCCGCCAAAAGCAAATCCGTATCCGCCACTGAATCCAAGGCTTGTCAGATACGAATGGAGCGAGGGCTCGCAAAAGCCTAGGTTGGCATTTGAACCGATATGAGCGCTGTCGCAGTAAACAACCGCATGCGCGACGCATTTGGTCCAGACTCCAGTCACTGGAGTAGTGGTATTGGTGTAGCCTGTATAGGTAACTTTGTACTGCCAGCCGCCGCTCCACCAGCCACTGCCGTCGGGCGGCTGAATCGGAGCTCCTGGCGAGGCTAGGGTCGTGTTTTGCCATTCGCACTTGCGGCACGGGGTACACTTCTCAAGACATGACCACTGCGAAAGGGCCAGGCCTTCCGAGGTGCCAAGTGTTGGTGTGCTTTTGTTATTCACTGGCTAAGGCTGCTGCCGTTGTGCAAGGTTTCGGATCGTATGGTGGTCCTTTGGCCCAGACATCCAGCTTATAGATCTGGCCGTTGGTCTGGTTTAAAATCGAGATGGTTACCCAATTCGGAGTAGCGCCGCCAGGACCGCCCCCACCTCCAGGGGAAACCTCGATAAGTTTTCCATTCGGGGTAGTAGTGATTCTGATTCCGCTGCCCTCAAGCGGCTCGTTGCGGTTAATGGCTTCACTATGTTCTTTGACGATCCCGTGTAACCCTTCCCAACCGAGCGTGTGATCTTTGACCTGCATCAGAAAGTTGGTCCGTATGTTTCGGTAACCGTGTGCCAGTTGCCGCGTTGCTCGGCGCTGGTTCCCAGGTAAGCAGCATACAGCGGCGGAACGGGTGGAATCTCTCTTAGCAACTGTTGCATGTCCTGGTAGGAAGCGTCTTTCAGGCTGACCATCTGCGGTCCAAAAGTCTCGCTCAGGATTGTCCAGTTCACTTTGCCAAGGCCAAGTCCAGAATAATGCCCTCCATGCGGAGGGCTCGGGTAAGCCTGATAGCGCATCTGACACTGTGTACCGATGTAGCGAATAGTGGTGGTCTGCGTGCCTCCGGTATAAAGCGGGGTGTATTGGATGACGCTGCCGTCTCCAAAAACGTCATTTGCCGTTGAACCGCTGACATAAGACCAACCGCGGATGAAATCCCGGCTTCCTTGGACCGGTGAAAGAGTGACGACTGGCGGGGTATAGTAGGGCGATTGACCTTTGGTCTGAATGATCCCAGCATAGGTTGCGTGCACCTCGGCGATGAGTGCCGCTTGATCGGCAATCTCCGAGTCGGTACAGAACATCAGCGGATAATCAGGGTGTTTGGCGTTGACCTGTGGTTTGAAATTTAGCGCACCGGCAACCGGCCCATTCCAGATGCAAGTCATCTGATCCAGATCGCCGTATTTCCAGACTTTGCGCCGACCCACTTGCTCCACGAATTGGGTAACCGTACTGAAAATTACACCGTTAGGGTTGAGCATACTTTCAGCTTATCTGGAATACTTTTGCCAACTCCGCTCTGATATCCTCCAGCACTGTTTCGGCCTTGGCCAGGATAACCACTAATGCCCGTGAAGTTGCCTCGGTGGCTGGACTTTGTGGACCGCCTTTGACCGAAACACCTTCCGGTCCCCAGGACACTCTTTCAGGAACACCCGATTTCGGTCCACCCGATCCCTCTTTTGCGAAATCGTATCCGGCAGCAACCGCTTTCTGTTGTTCCGGTGTCCCGAGCCATCGGGTCATGATGTCGGCCAACTGCTTGTCTTCGACTTGAACTGTTCCCGGCGTTTTGGTTTGCAGGCCGCCGCCGCCAGCCTGCTGTTGCTGGATCCTTTTCATCCCTTCGTAATAGAACCCGCCCGGTTCCATCGGGTTAATCTCACCACCTACGTGTGGTTTTCGTGACCACTCGGAAAGCTGATGTTCCAGAATGTTTCGCTGACCCTCGGGCGTTATTTCTCCCATCGGACCCGCAGCGGCGCCAGACGGTTTCCCTTCTTCTTTTGCCGCGCCCTTGATTTCCTTTTCAGGTTCCCCCATTTGCTTGCGCAGCGCGTTGGTATTCTCCTGCGTTGCCCGATTCTGGTCGTCGGTAGACTTGCGTAAGGCGTCCAGCTTACCTTGGTACTTTTCTTGTGCAGCATCGAGAGCCTGCGTGGCCTTGGTTCCCGCACCACCAGCCTTGTCACCGATCTGCTGCATCTTATTGGCGTGATCTTTCATGATCCCCGACACGGATTCTGAAAAACTCTTCCCAGCCTCTTCGGGCGAAGTTTTGCCGCTATAGCCCGGAATCACGCCGGTCTTCTCAGCTTCAGCGGCTTTCGCGGCCGTATCAGCATGCATCTCCAGAAGCTTGTTATCGGCGGCCTGCGACAATTCGATGATGTGCATGAGTGAGTTTCGCTCCATGTCCAGGCGCGCATCCTGATACCTCTGCTGCATCTCGATCTGCGCGTTATAGACCTCTTCGCTGAACTCCAGATCAGCGGCCGCGATGGTCCGACTAGTCGTGATCCGCTCGTCTTCCTCCGCCCGGCGCATCGTGGTTTCCTCACGCACGAACTGCCGGTTCATATCGATCTGTTCCTGTGTGATCTGCCGGTTCAGCTTAAGTTCCTCAAGCTGCATCTGGCGGGTCTTGGTGCGCATCTCGTCCTCTTGCTTGATGCGCTTGCTGTAGGCCTCGTCCTCTTGCGATTCCCGGTTCCGAATCGATTCATCCTGAAAGCCGCGACTCTGATTTCTGGACTCAGCCTCGCGACGCAACCGGTTGTTCCGGTGCCGGTCCTCGCGCTCTTCGTCCTGCGCCATTTCCCGCGCACGACGATTTAAATCAGCCATCCCTCTCGGATCATGAGTGGCCAGCGCTTCACGTCGCAACTCGGCGTGCGCCCTGCGACGGCTCACCATCCGGTCCTCAGCATCGTCGGATTCCTGTCCAATCCGATGCCGGTCCTCCATCTCCCGCTCGGCCGCCATGTGCCGATGTTCCATTTCCCGGTTGATGGCCCGGAACCGCTCTTCCATTTCGCGATTGATAGCCCGGAAGCGATCCTCCATCTCCTGCTCGGTGGCCCGATGGGAATCCTCCATGTCGTACTGCCACATCCGGTGCCGGTCTTCCTGTTCATAAGAAGCGGCCCGATGGCTATCTTCCATCCCCCGGTCCTGCGCCTTGAAACGATCCTCCATCTCGTACTGGATGTTCCGTTTCTCGACTTCGTGGGAGATCTGAGCGGTGTGGATCTTGTGCTGCAGGATCCGGCTTTCAGCCATCTCTTCTTCTTGAAGCGCGAACTGGCGGAATGGCTTTTCGTCCTCGTATTGCTGGATCGCTTTCGCCCTTGGCCGCAATTCCTCGAGCGGGCTTTTGACGAAAGGTTTACCGGTGACCGCAAGAATATCTTCGGCGGTTACCTTGTAGCGTTCGGCCTTGGTTTGAAGTTCGGTAAGATCGACCCCGATCTTCTTGTAGAATTCGATGGTATGCGCTGCGGCCTCAGCCCGTTTTGGGTCCATCCCGGCAGCGATCAGCTTATCTTCGGTCTTGAGTGTCTCGTTGAGATCGGTCCCTAAATTCAACGCGACATCGCCGACCCTTTCCAATTCTTGCGCCGCTTCTTTCCAATGGCGCGTCGAGATTCCGCCCATCCGAAGTTGAAGCTCATAGAAGATGCGCATCTGATCCCCAACCTTCGTCAGCGCCTCCGTGAGCATCTCCAGAACCCCCTGACTGGCCATCATCCCGACGTTCCACAGCCCGAAGTTGTAGGTGATCCCGGCCATGAGTTCCTTCATGGCTTCGCCACCTTCTTCGAATTCCTTCTCTCCGGCCAGGCCGCCGGCTGAGGCGGCACGACGTTTCTGGATCGCTTCAGCGCTGCGAGCTAAGGCTTTGTTCCCGGCCTCGACTGCTTCGGCGTAAGCCAATGCTTTGCGCGTAGCTTCAGTTTCTGCCGCGCCGATTCTTTCCCAAGTGGCGACAGCCTCGTCAGGAATGATCAACCCACTGGTGGTCGTCTTGGATGCCGAGGCCGCCTGAATATCAGCCAGATGCCGCTTAAGTGCCTCAAGCTTGGGCGTTAGCTCATCGGTTCCGGTGATCTTAACGTTTACTTTCGGGTCGGGCATAACAATAACCTTTGGAGAAGTTCCTCCTTACTCTGACCGCGAACCAGGATGTTGCCCTCCACCTGGAGGTGGACGTAATAAATCTGAACCGCTACCGCTGCGGGCAGCTCCCACATCACTTGAAAAATGGTCATCCCGCACAGTGGTGCCACTGCACAGGAGATCTCGATTATGCGGGCTGCCCTCCATCGTTTGGGAGTTCTTCCGGTTTAGAACCATTGGGCGGCATTACCCGGACATTGCTAACGCTCTTGTCCCACTCATCCATCAGCCGGTTGTAAATATCGACTACCGGGCGCCAGTTATGATGATTGTAGCCTCGGCTTTCCGCCCATTTGAAAGCTTCAACCTTGGCTTTCTTCGGGCTGGCGTGAGCATCCAAAGCATCAAAGTCTTTCAGCGTACAAACCCACACCGTCATCACCGCGTTCCAAAACACGCCTGCGTTCCGGTCGCACAAATCGATAGCGATGGTTTGGCGCATCAGGCTGAACGGTTCCAGCTTGAGCTCGTCAACTTTGTGTTCGGTTAAACTTCCGATTAGAGCCGAATCAGTGGTCAGTTCTAAAACATCTTCGGGCATAGCGAGGGGAGATTAAATTTTGTCTAAGAGTTCAGCTCGGAGCTGAGGGCTGGAACGTTTGCCCATGCGAACGGATTTCTTGCCGGTGTTTACTTCGTCCCACTTGGCCCACTCCGGGGTACGTTTGATTTGCGACACCAGGAAATCGTAATGATCGAGCGCCTGATGACAGGATCGGGCGATCATCCAGCTCACGGTGTCGCGAATGTTCCTTTGGATGTTCTCGGGAAGGTCTTTGATCGAGTCCTCGAAATACTTGTCGACCTTCTCAAAAGCGCAGTGATAAGCCGCGATAATTTCTGCTGCCGGGATGCTGACGCCTTCGAAAAACAAGGTCACTACCGTAGTCGGATTGAACTCGATGCTGAACGCCTCGCCTTTGTCCCGCTTATGCATTTCCTCCAGATATCGAACAAATCGTTCCCGGTTCTCGTGATAATCCACCCACAACAACGGAGCGGCTTCACGCGGCTTGGCACCGAATACCATCAGGACCGCGGCCAAAAAACGGTCTTTGGTGCTGAGAACCTTTTCCTGAACTTGGTAACCGTTCACGTCGATAGGACACGGATCTTGATAATTGCCGGATTGGTAGCGTCGGTGTTTGAGATAAAAAGCTCGGTTACATCGGCCGGGATCGGGTTGGCCGCGAGAAAATCATGACCCCAGACAATCGTCTGACCCGGGGTGAGGTTAATCGTGGTGCCTGGAACGGTTGCGCTATTGGTTTTAATCCGGGCTGCAGCGCTGGCGTAAAAGACCTCGCTCTGCACGTTGGCTGCTGTCCAGGCAATAAGGACCGGTTGATCGGTGACACCAACCGCTAAAGAGGTATCAACCCCTTTCTCAAGTGTCCCGGTGTAGGTGGATTGACCGCCGATGGCCAGGCCGGAGTCGTCGACGTAACTGTTGTTGATCTTGTGAGTAAACATGCTCATTCCTCCTTATGCGGTTACTAGCGGGTAGTAGGTTCCGCTGATTCGCACCGACATGTTTTTTCCTCGGCCTTTGGAGTTGGCCACGCTTTTTACGATCATGACGCCGGTCGCTGCACCGCCTCCATACTGCTGCAAAATCAAATTGGCCGGGGTCCAGACCTGCCCGACGATGCTCGCCATCGTGGACATGATCTCGCCCGAGACGGTGATCTCAGAACGCATGTTGTGGGTAATGACCTCAATGATGTTCCCGACCGAGTTTTTCTGTTCGAAATTATCGGTCGTATCATTTTGCTCGTAAGAATCGACGGCGATTCCTGTCTCGTCGGTGCTGCCGAAAATAAACGGCGAGGTCGACGGGAATTTGTTATATGCGGTAGCTGATCCAACAGGAGGCGGCATAGATTATGATGTGTGCGGGTTTAGGGTGACGTGAGCCTTAAAAGTGCAGTTGTACTGCAACGGCGGCCCACTGCTCTGGAACTCAATTGGGCGGGGCATAGCTAGAAATTTGGTGGCCGCAGTCGGCTCCGCGGCGACAAGTCCGGTAAAACATCCGTGCGGCAACCAGTTCAGTATCGCGACCGTGACTTCGCAGAGTGTCAGGGCGCTGATCCCGGTCCCGGCCAAGCCCTGATTAATCGGCGCATCCTCGTAAATCCCGACATCCAGATAAGCCCATCCGCTGAGGTCTTCGGTTTCCGGTGCGTGCAATTCAATGATCGGACTCACTACCAACGCGCAAATGCCGACTTGCCCCAGAGCAAGTTCAATCTCCTGCACGATGTTGGCCCGGACCTCGGTGATGATCGGGATAGCTTTACCATTGTTGCTGAACATCCCCTGATAGGTGGGATCGGCCTGAAGCGCGGCCAGCGCGGCCTGCTGCAAAGAAGTAAGAGTGGTAGTGAGTGTCGTCATGGCAGCTTTTGAACTCCCTCCATAAACGCGGCTGAGAGCGCCTCATCGGTTGGCATCGCATGCGGCCATGGTTTTTGCGTGACCGATTCTTTCAGCGCATAAACGGCTTCCAATTTCCGGCCGATATCGCGACACAACGCTGAGCCGGCACGAAAAAGCTTATCGGGGAATTCACGCGCCCGAACACCTTTGGCTTGTGAAATCAAAGGGATAGTCAGCCTGCTGGCAGCACGCGGGGTGATGGTGCCACCGCTGATCTTCCAACTCAGAAGCCCGAACTTGTTTTCAATCGTCGCGCTTAACCCGGAGACTTGTGGCTTTTGCCAGCCTTCAACCACGTCACGGGTAAACTGGCCGGAGTTTGCTCCTGAAAACCAGTGCGGACCTTTCCAGTCCATTCTGCCGTGGTAAGCCTTCAAAAACTCGTAAACAGCCATCGACCCTGCTTCGACGACTTCGGCTGGCACCTTGCCTAGCTCATCGACAAAATCCGGATCTACCTCGACTTTGACCGTGACGCTCATATGGCTGGAGCGGTAAAAATGGCGCTGCGCGACATCCACATGAACCCCACGACTTGAGCGGTTCCGGTATCATTGGCGATGTAGAGGTTGCTGGCGTTGCCCCCCGTCGGGATCGCCACCTGACCGGTGTTACCGCTTCCTGAGGCGGCAGTATCCAGAACCACATAGCTTGCTCCAGGGTTGGCACTGACGGCTAAGCGGATATCCCCGGAAGTTTTCCCGAACCCGACTACGTCGCAGACAATGTCAGGCATCTGCACGTAGGAACCGGCTGTTCCCGGCAAAGACACGTTATCAAACCCAATGCTCGTTGTTAAGGGGGCACCCATAAGCTTTTACCAGTAGAGTTCCCACATGTCCCATTCGCCGGGAGTCAGGACCAACGGACCTTGCAGATTGGATGCAGTCGAGCCGCTGTCCGATCCGAGGACCGGGGTTTGGCCGTTCACATCGTCGCCGCGCACAACAACCAGCTTGCCTTCCGCTGCGTCCTCTAACTGCACAAGGGCTTCATCTTTATCGGCGCGTCGATCCTGCGTGATTAACTGAGTTCCCGGCAGGTGGGTTAAAAGTTTAAACCGTGAGATTGAAATTGCCGCCGCATAGAGTTCGTCAGGGATCGTCCCGGGCGGCCCGAGATGACCCTGGTTGCGTTGGTTAGCGTTGACTTTACCACGCACCAATCCGGTGACACTCTGAACGATAACCGTCAGATCAGACTGTGCCGAAGGAGTTTGGAGCCCATCTTGCTCCTGTTCGGTCAGACTGTTGGAAATGTCTTGAGTGCTGAGTGGTACCCAGGCCATCAGATGTTGTACTTCACCATCAGGTCGTTTCGCGGATAGACGTAGAACATCCAAGCCGCCAACCCAGCTTTAGCGCTGTAATCGGTCTGGTAAGCGGCATCGGCGCTATTGCAGCAAAGGATGTGTCCTTTATGGATCGTTCCCTTGGTCTGAGTCTCCGGGGCAGAGACGATTTGGACCCAATCGTCATCCGGTAACCCCGTTCCTTCCCAGCGCCAGTCGCCGTCAACTGAAAGCTCGCCGAAATAAGTTCCCGGTTCAGCAGGTTTTAGTTCTCCGCTCATTTTTTCTTTCTTCCGCCTTTGCTGGCGAAGCGTTCGAGTTGACTTTCGCTCATCTCGCTCGCCACCGCCTTCGCCGCCGGAAACGATTTGCCGCCGCGTTTGGCGTTTAGCGCCGCGCCCATCAGATGCTGCTGGGCTTCGCTTTTGGCGTGCATCTGTTTTTTTCCGCAACCCATATTTTTGGTACTCAATGCCAATCAGGTGACATTGAACATGATGGCGGTGACTTGCCCGGTCATCTTGATGTTCTGATACCAACTGAGCTTGTACTTATCGGAGCTGGTCTGCTCGTCGCGCCACGACACGACACGGGTAAACCGACCGGCAACGTTCACGAAGCTCTTCATGAAGCTGGTGTCGTACTGCGACGGTCCATCCTGGCAGAAAAAGATCGTGCAGTTGCTGGCGTTGTTTATGCCTTCGTAAAGCGCACCCTGGTTGACGCGGCAATCGAGCGGGATATTCCACATTGTTGCAGCATTCGCCGGGGTTACGGCTTGAATCAGAACTCCTTGGAAACGACCGCGCACGAGCGGGTTATTGATGTATTTCAGCCACGCCCCGGAGTCGAAATAAATCCGGTTAGGCAAAATCCCGTAGTTATCGGCAATGTTCTTGCAGGCGATATTGATGTCGTTTACCGGGTCGTTCGCGGTGTTTGACCATGCGCCGCCAGTACCAAGCGCAGTCGGCGTCAGCGTCCGCATCAGATCGAGCGCGAGGTAAAGGTTGTTATTCATTGCGGTGTTGACCAGATCGGAAATTTTCCTTTCCTCCAACACTCCGATGTCGACCGGGTTGTACTCCCGTTCCTGATCGTCAATGAATGTTTCCAGGGCGTACTCGCGGTTCAGGTCAGACAGATCGGTCACCGCCAAAGCAAGTTGTTTGGCCGGTCCACCGATAGCCCGCCGCATATCCTGGCGGGTGAACGCATTCCCTTTGCCGTAGTCTTTGTAGTGGAAAATTCCACCACCGACGACAACCTCGGGCGCGATCCACGGCGCGATGTTGTTAGTGCGTTCCCAGTCAGCAACCACCCCTTGAGAGAAGGTGAGCAACTGGACATGATCTTTGGTTAATCCTGGCATAATTAGTGTTCCTCCTAGGCACTCCAAAAGGCCATTTCGACGCATCCGTAAGCGTCTGCTTTGGCGTCCACAATGAACCCAAGCGGGGTTGCTCCGGTGTTAGTGCCAGCCGTGGCGTAAAACGTACCGTCCAGGGCAGTGGTGTTGACGTAGATCACATCCCCGGCCACAGGAGTGTAACCGGTGGAGGGTTTGATCCAGACGGTAAAACCGCCCTTGCCGCAGGCCACCGGCACTTGCAAAATGTCGGTGTCGGCGTCACTGGTGGCGTATCCGGCCAGGCGCTCAGTACTCGCGCCCAAGACGCGAGCCAGCTTGGTTGTGCTGTCGATAGTAACAGCCATCCCGCGCAGGAGGGTTGAGTTGCTCGGCACCCCAATGTCGATAATTGCGGGTAACCTTGCGATGGTTCCGATTGTTCCCATAGATTTGTTAGGAGTGAGTGACTTCCGTTGCTATGCTTCGATGAAAGCGTGTTTGTGTTCCCGCTTGGCTTTAGCCCATGCCGTTTTGAAATCCATGCCGGGATTTGCTGCCTGGATCTCGCGCACGATGGCGTGCTGATCAGACATGAGCTTCTGTTTAGTTGCCGTGGTCCCGACCTTCTCACCTGCCTCGCCGGCCGTAACCTTCACGACCTGGCCGAGTTCCTTAGCAGGGTTCATGGCCTTGATCGCGATCTTGGTTCCCTCGGGGTTCGCGATCAGTTGTGCCCGATAGTATTTGATCAAGTCATGATTCTGGCTCGGGATCTTGCCTTCGCTGATGGCGGCGGCAATGATCTGGTCGGCCTCGTTGCCTTTGACCCGAACCGCTTCAGTGCGAAGCGTTTCGTTCTCTTGAAGAAGTGTGGCGTTGTGCGCCCGAACCTCCATCAAATCTGAGTTCAGATGGACGATTGCATCGAAAACAGCGTCTTCGTCGTCCCCCTGTTCAGCCGTTATCAATTCAAGCTCGACGAGCTTGGTGACTAGCTTAGTCATGGTTTTTATTGGGATGGCATCGTCAGGGTCACTAGAGGCTGCGATGCGTTCGATATCCTCGAAAGCCGGGGAGTTGGTTAGCGAGCCGATTTCGCCACGGCCCGCCAATCCGGTGACTCGGTTGTTATTGAGTAAGAACGTGGGCGAAAAATAAGAATAGTTCCGGCCTTCGATGGCCTCGCGTCCGGCCTTGGTCCAGTCGACGTTGAGCAAGACGCCTTTGTCCTTGTCCCACATGAACCCCTTGGGGATGAATGAGGCGTTGCCCGGCTTATGATCAAATCCGGCAATCGGACGCACTGGTTGAGACAGGCGTTGCTCAAAGCTCGTCTGGAGAGCGGTAGCCGTGTTCTCATCGACCGTTACCACCACTTCTTTCGTCTCACCGTTTACGCGCGGGGTGATCTTCCATTGACCTTTTGGCATGTAGATGATCTGACTGGGCGCTTCCCCGTCGAAGCTGGTAGTGGACGAACCCATGACCACTAACGAGCTCTCGCTTTTATCGCCGTTGCTAAAGTCGATCTTGTACTTTTTCCCAGCCGCTTTGATCCGACCCTTGATTGCCGCCACGTCTTTGGACGAATATTTCTGGGCGTTCTTCGGCATATTAATGTAACTCCAGGCCGCCCGGACATGGGTTTCACTGTCCAGCGGATACTTCTTGTTGGTGGGATCGGCATACGTGACGTTGCCGTACTTGCTTTTGCCCTCTTGCGGGCTGGTGTCTCTGCGTTTGGCAATTGCCATTAGTAGACCTCTCCTTCTGCTAGCTTGGGCCATTCGGTCCCGTCCTCTTTCTGGTCGGTAAGACCCTCGTCGAGATGCATGCGCTTCAGCGCCGCGACCAGATCACTGAGCGGGCCGGTGCTGTAATGATCGCTGCCGACCTCCAGCCATCGCTCGATCATCTCGTCCAAACCGCCCGGGTCGTTTTCCACGGTCACATGGTCACCGTCCCAGGTGATCTTGCCTAAAGTCGGATGTTGCACTGAGGCGTTCATTTGGACCGGATCAGGTTAAAGACGTGCGTGAAATACTCGGGATCCTCGACGGCGAACTTCATCGGGTTTTGGTACATCCGTTGCAAACCCATCGACATGATCTCGGTCTGACCGTCCGGGTAGTTTTTCCCGGCGTAAACTGAGTTTCCCCGCTTCTCCCACTCATCCTCGTAGGAAGTTTCATCGCCATATCGGGGGTCGTTAAAGTGGTCCCGAAGCAGAAGTTGTTTACTCCCGGCGTTGCGCTTGTCCTGAAACGCCTTATTCGCACCGTGCCAATTATTGCCGTACTCAAGAACGTGACCCAACTCGTGGACGTAGCTATGGACCTCCGAATCCTGATACATATTGATTCGCTTATCGTAAGGATTGGCCGTCGCCCGACCGTGCCCATGTTCCATGTGCAGATTGACAGTGCCAAGAGTTGCGATGTGCCGTTCGGGCACCATGCTTTGCACGAAGTCACCGGCTTCGATAATCCGGTCCACTGCTTTCGCTGATGGTTGGTCGTAGTGAGTTTCGGGCTGGAACTCGAACTCGCCATGTTCGCTGTGATGGATCGAAATCAGATCTTTAAAGTTCTGACCGGCGTTCGCCAGTTCATTGTACGCGGCATTATGCGCGTCATTAGTTTCCTTGACCTTCTTATAGAGTTCCTCGCTTCGCTCGAACCCACCGGTTTGCCAAGCTTCGTTCGCTTTAAGGTATTCCTGGCGGGCTTGCTCGTATTTTTCGTTGACCGCTTTATGCAAAGAATTCGCCGCTTCAATGATTTTGGCCGGATCGGTCATCCGGCCAGGCTTAGTCTTCCTGCCGACTTTAGTTGGGGGGACTTTTGCCTCTGAACCCTCTTTAGGTTTGCCCTTTGCCGGGGCCTGTGGGGCTGCTGCAACGCGTTTGGTGAACCGGACCACCTCACCCATCGTGGTGAACGGTGTGTAACCGTGTTCGGTCTTTTTACCCCAGATCGTCTGACCGCCTTTGTGTAAAACAAATCCGCCGCGAACCCGGCCAACCGCAAACCCACCAGCACTCTGTTGACTCTTTGGTGGTGGACCCCCTTTTTGCGGAGCTTGAACCGGCGCAATTTTCTTTACGCTGCCGACCGTTTTAGCCTTCGGACTGACGCCTTGCCCCTTGCGGGTGAAATGACCGCCCTTGTCGTGAAACGGATTAGCCGCCGTGACCTTGCGAATAACCGGCAGAACGTGACTGCGACAATTATAAAAGATCGGCGGAAATCCCGGCCAAGGTGTCCTGTGACCGACCGGTTTCAAACCGGGGTAAGTCCATCGTTTGCCATTCAACTGGCGACAGACCGGGGTGGTCCGGTCGTCAATTATTGAGTGCCAATCAACGCCGGCGATATCGTCTGCGTTTTCTGCGAAATACGCGGCAGTCGCTTCAGCCGATTCGGTTTCGTCGGGAAACCGGTGAATTGAATTGTCTTTTTTTTTAGTCCC